AACGTGACTAGCCAGGTCAACGCCTCTCCATACATGACCAAGATCGCAACGCTTACCGCTAGCAACTCGGCAAGCTTGGCCTTTACAAGCACCCACATCACTGCCGCGTATACCGCGTATTATATCGTCTACAACAACATCATTGCAGGTACAGCCTCACAAACGCTTAATATGGACTGGAGCGTCAACAACGGCGGAGCGTACTTAAACAGCAACTATAACAACGCTTGCTTAGTAGGCTCATGGAACTCTGCCACGCTATCAAACCCGGGCTATACCACCACGTGTCCAATAAGCGCACCTACAAACTCTAGTACAACGATACCCACATCAGGAAATCTTACAATTTATGCAGTTGGCACGAGCCAGCACACAAACTACACAGGTAGCTTTATGTGCAGCGGCAACGTCTACGGAATGATCTTCGGAGGCCAAGCGGGCGCCTTGATCACGCTTAACAACATCAAATTTTCGTTCTCCAGCGGAAATATTGCCTCGGGCACTATCACTCTATACGGGATTGTACAGTAAACTTTGATGCGCATTTCATGTTAAGGCACTCAAGACCCATAGGCCAATACATCAAGCAGTAAGGACAACGCCAGTCTATTTCATAACTAGAGTCGTCTGCTCTTACCATATCATTTTCAAGGACATACGGGTTGTTACTCTCGTCTAAATGCATCTCACCTGTCTTTGTCCACACGTTATGACCCTGATGGATATGGATAAGCGTTTCATTGGGGTGGATATAAATAAGCCTGCTATTTGATGGGTCTATCTCTTTTTCGCTTAAGTAGATCCTTTCTCTAGGCACTTCAGAGCCCGTAAGAGAAACACAGCCCGCCAAAAAAGTCAAAATAAAAATGTTAACAAATTGCATGTCGCTCCTTAGAAGATTTTTTCTTCATACATTTAAGGTTTTCCATAATCGTTTTTGTGGATTGTAAGTAATCGTAGAATTTCAGTTCATTATAAATGAGGTCCTTACAATAGCTTTCATTGCGGTAAACGTCAATAACAACCCCGTCCGTACCGTCAAAGGAGAAATAGTACATGTGTTCATGTCCGCAAACCTCCATCTGGTGCTGTAGTTGAGGCATATAGATATCGGGCACCTTGCCGGAAACCGCAAGCGAGTGGCTCTTTTCACCGGGGCACTTCACCTCGACGATATGCTGGCCGTCAAGCGTGATGCCGTCCAAGCTGGCTACCATCCACTCATATTCTGGGTGCGTGCGAATCTCTGGAAACATGGCCAGGCCCGTCATAGTGCGAAAGCATTCTAAGGCAGCGTCTTGAAGGTTTATCCCGCGCTGCATTCTTTCAGTCATAGGCTTAGGCTCGGAAAGGTCCAGCTTCTCAAGCCAAAGATCATAAGGCGTGCTCCAAGGAGACACGCCCATGATCGTCACAGCATCCGAAGCGCCTATCTTAGTCTTTCGCCACTCAAGCCAATCAGGAGTGTTTTGCTGCATCATCTTTTTGATCCCGCTTTTTTTCTTTTTTAATCCGTTTAAGTTCTTTAACGTGATAAGCCTTTTCTTTGCGGAGTTGATTAAGTCGCAAAACAGAAAGATTGTGCTGTGATTGCGTGATTGTCATACGTTAATGACCTTCCTTTTGCGTTTAGCGTCACTTAAGATAGAGTCATAGATCTTTAAGGGTAGGTTAGAGAAGTCTTTGTTCAATTCGTTTCTTTCAAGATACCTATGAACGCTTGCTTTAAAGTCGTCGTCGGCACCCTCAAACACCTTGACAAGCTCTAAAGCCTGCGACTCTGAAATGTGTTCAGGTGGTAAAACGATCGGCTCTCTTTTTGGGGTTTCTCGCATAGTAAAGTCCTCCTGTATTTCACCTTGAACATAGCAGCCCTTGATGACGTCGGGGAAAAGCTGCCTAGCAAGACGTGATAGCGCCCTCCAAAATAGCATATCTTCGGGATATTTAGACCAGACAGGCGTGTTTAAGCCCGCTCTTTTAGCTTCAGCCAAGGAAAAACTTGCTAGAAGGATATCGCCATTATCCGCGCGCTTGCCAATGAGCACGCAGCAATCCGGGGTAGAACTTGGGTCTTTCTGTATGCTATGGCCCTTTGAGCGAATGAGGGCATTCATCGCATGGCCGGAGAGCTCCACCTTGCCGTTTACAAAGAACATACTGCCGTTTAGAGCGTCTAGAACGTCCATGCCGATGCTCTTGGCTTTCTGAATGATGGCAAACATGCCGGCCTCACCAAGCTTGGCGTAGTGCGGTGTCTTTACCAGGCGCGAAGCGAGGTTAATCGTTTGGTCAATTTCTACGAGGTCTTTTTGGTCTTGCATGGGTTACTTCCTTCTTACATTAGATTTTGTGTAAATTGATTCGTCTTGTTTAACGCCATAGCGCAAGGCAAGGAACTTTAAAGCCCCGCCAAGCACGTTTTCATTGAGTGGGAAGATCGTGGTCAGCTGCTGCAAAATAGCGTCTGTAGCGCTGAAAATATCGCTAAATTCGACAAGCTCAGGCTCTTCCTTCTTGGTGCAGCCCATAAGCAGCTTGTGATAGTCAAGGTCGCCCGTTGCTTCGTCTATGCAGTCCAGCCAGTAGCTAAACTGCCGCCAAACATAGTTATCATACTCAAGCGTGATATCTCTGGCCTTGAAGCTCTCGCCGTTTTCCGGGTAGATCTCATAACAGAGCCATGTTAGGGAGTGCGCTATAGCTTCCCGGTCTAGGCTTCTTGAATCGTATAGCTCTTCTATCAATGACTTGATATGGCTATCCAATGGCTTTTCAGCATAGAAAAGCTCCACGTCGCATTCACTGTACTGATACATGAATTTCTCTCGGGTTTAGGGTTAGTTGCATCATCAGTATATCACAATAGCGCAAATTATTGCAATAGTTGTGGCAACAAAATTCGAAAAAAGTTACTCTAAGTACAGGCAAGAAAAAGCATTTTTTTGCTGATAAACATTGACACGAAAAGTGCGGTGTGTTTATAATACAAGCGAACGTTAACAGGATATTTTGAAAAAGATGACCTACAAAATTTTTAAGAAAAAGAAAGAAGCTTCTGCCGATAAAGATCTGGCCGTTTCCATACACGGAGGCTACCGGCTTTACCTTGGTATTAGCGTCTCTTCTCTTTTTAAAGATATGCATGTCCAACACGTTGAAGTGTTAATCGACGAGGACAACAAAAAAATTTGTTTGACACCGTCGGATAAAGAAAATACGGGTTACAAACTGTACTACAATAGAAAATGCTACTCTCTTTCTATTAGAGCAATTGCAAGACAGCTGCACCTGGAAAATAAAACAGAGATGCCTGCTACTTGGGATGACCAAAAAAAGATTGTAGAATTTTCTTACAAGTAAAATGCACAATACATTAAAAAAGAGTTTACAACAAGACACTGTCCTATCTTCCTATAAGGAGGGATTATGAGCGCATGCACTGAATCATTACATGAATCTTTAAGAATCTGCAAAAGCAGAGATCACCAAATCGTTGCTCATTATAAAGACATGGTGACTAATCTAGTTATGTCTTTTGAGGACGAACTTCCAAGAACTTTATACGTGCTTTCTCTTGTGATGAAAAACTACCTTAGAAAAGGGTATCGCGAAGACATGTACTATAATCTGCATGATTTATATCCCGAAGATAGCAACGTATCTTATGAGGAATTTGATAGGGTTATGCGTCATTCTATTCCCCTGGGAATTTTTGAAAGAAAAAGCAGAGGAAACACTGCATTTTATTGCTTATGCTAGAAGAAAAATCTTTTTTATATGATTTGACTGTGCAATTAGAAGTACAGTCAATCCTCAGCGCTTGCATATTCTATAGGTTGAAATATTTGATGAATTTAAATATTCAACTATATGATTTTAAAAATGCTCCTGTTTGCCTTTCACATTTAGGCAAAAGAGGGTGTAGCGTGACATACTCAGAACTTTCAAAGTATTTTCATGTGGATAAAAAACGCATAGAATACGCAATGAAGCCCCTAAAAGATTTGGGACTAATTGGCATGGAATATGTCAACGTGCAAATGGGAAGAGCTCCGTTCTTTTTTATAAAAGAAAACGCAAAAAGGTTTATTGAATTAAGTTTCAAACAAACCAGATCTTGCGACGTCAAGGTTGTTAAAGAAACAAAATGTTTTAATTGCGCAGCGGTTTACTCTCATGTTTCTTATTGGAACGAAAGAGAAAAAGAATCTTTAATTCAATCAATGAGATTAATAGGCGACCGCATAGGAATAACTAGAGAAAAGGTTAAACTTTCAATTTTAAAGTTGCGTGAATTTGACCTGCTCCAGACCACAACGTCAACGGATCAAAGGTACTCACTTTTAAGTGTGGGAGGCGGTCTCCCAAAAGGCGTACTAGGGTCAACCCAAAAAGTGGGAGAAAATCCGGGGGAGGGTCTCCTAAAAGTCGTAGGGCCTTCTATAGACTCTTATAATCTCTTTACTAAGAAACAGGAGGGGGGAGAGGAAGCCCCGCCCTGTTTTTTTGCAAGAAATGCTGAAGAGCAGACCGTGAAAATCATGCATGTTGAGATTACAAAGCTCCAATACGACGAACTTATCGCCCTAAACGGGGAAAGACGTGTTACCTATGCCATTAACCGCTACAACCGAGAGACCGAAGAGATGGGCGCCCTTCCTTCCGGAAAAGCATTTGTCAACATCATGCGGTACATCGGCTTTTGCCTAGAAAACGAGATCGTGGCAGAAAACAAAGAAAAATTCAAAGACAAAAAGCAGGAGGAAGAAATCCAAGAGCAGAAAAAACACCAAGCGCAGATGATTGCAAAACTTGAATTGGAACGTACTGCAATGAAAAACAAAGAAAACGAAGAGTCTCAAGAGCGTATCCAAGCAATCAAAAAACGCCTTGAGGATAGAAGAAGAAGGGAACTTGAAGACTCGCAACAAGAACAATGTAATGAAATTTCAGTTTGAGAGGATTTATGAAAAAACATATGCAAAACTTAGAGATATTTCCTAAAGTGGCAGCCCTATTTGACATTCACGCTAAATACAAAAACTACGATGCCGTTACATATCGCCATACAATGCTTGCGTGCGGGTATAGGGACCTAAACCAAGAAGAGCGACTGCAGTTTATCGAAGAAATGAAAAAAGACGGTGAAGATGTATCATGGATTCCTTTTGTCACTAAAGAAGAGCAAAAAGCATACTACGAAAAAAGCGATAGAGAACAGAGAAAAAAGACAATCGCCGAAGAGCTTGAGGCTCAAAAAAAGTCGCTGGAGATCCAAAAGGAAAAACAAAGAAAGTGGCTTTTAAGGTCACAGCGCAATCAATGAATTACGCATTCTTTGGCCCCTCCATTGCGTCGAAAGTTACAAAAGGTGGTTAGGGTCCAGAAACAGAAACAAACGCAAACGAGGTGCCGGCAAATGAGTTCAGCAGATTGGCTAGTTGTGACAAGCGCATCAGGCAAAACAGGCGCGGGCCTTCCTATCGGCTACGTACTATGCCGAGACGCTGAAGAGGTGAAAGAGGTCTTAGACAAGTATGGCATTACACACCCGCTGATTCAGTCCTACGACGTGTTTCTAAAACGCGAGCAGGAGATAGACTACTAGGCGATTTTCACTTTTTTTGCGCACCTGCTTGACTCTAAATATGTGGCATGCTATAGTTGTGTGTATACCGAAAACGAGTAACGCCGCAGTAGAAACAGTCAAAAGATTAAAAGAATTTAGAGAAAAAAGAGGAGAAGCGGAGCGTGGAGAAGATAATTGATTTTAAAGGCGAAAGAGCAACTCAGTTAATTGTTGATTTACAAACGGATTATCTCGATTTGTGTGAAAAATACAAAGACAGATGCGACGTGCAGGCTTTTGTTTTTTGTGTGATTAAATCGGTGGCGACAATGACCCTGCTATATGCTCCTTCACACAAGGAAGCCATGGCTCTGCTTATGCTAGCCATTGATCAGGCTATCGGACTTGAGGAGGAGAAATGACTAAAGAAGAAATCATCCACATTCGCAAAAGCTTAAGGTTAACCCAAGAGCAGTTTGCTGCTCTCCTAGGCTGCGCTTTCACGAGCGTCAACCGCTGGGAAATGGGGCATGCAGCCCCTTCCCGGTTGTATCAAAAAGAGATAAGAGAGCTCTTTAAAAATATGACCGTAACGAAACTTATTTAAGGGGAAAAAATGAATAACGATACGTGGTTACAGATTTTAACAATTTTGGCATCAAACCTGCTAATCATGATTACATTTTTTGGCATTAGCGTATCTCTCCACAATGGAATGCGCGAAGAGATACGCGGCGTTAATTTAGAGATGAAAGACTTTCATGGCAGGCTTTGCACAATTGAAGAGTCTAAAAAAAGAAGATGGAGAAGGTAGGGAAAAACATGGTAACTATTAACGATTGTTTGATTATTAACTTGCTTATGATGGTTCTTGTTTGTCAATGTTTAGGGATTTTCTTCTTGTTCTGTCTTCAGGGAAAGCTAAATGACCTTCAAGGAAAGTTAACTGAAATGAGGGGAGAAATTCAAAGATTAAAATACGAGGCTAGAAAATGAGCGAAGACTTTTATTTTTTCATGTTCTTTGAATTTTCGTTCATCGCCTCCGTTTACGCTTGCGTCTATGTGCGAGATCTCAACAGGCGACTTTCAGAGCTGGAAAGCAAAAACGTACCACCTGACAGATTAAATAAAGTTGTTTGCATATACAAGAACTTTCAAGGCTCCTAATGTAAGAGTCGCCATAGATCCCCAGTCTATGGCGCAAAAAAAGGAGTTTACTATGTGTAAAGACGATTACAAAAATCATTGTTGCCTACAAGGACCCCAGGGCGTTCCAGGTCTACAAGGCGAGCAAGGACTTCAAGGCGTTCCGGGCCCTCAAGGAGCCGCAGGACAAACAGGCGCGCAAGGCGTTCAAGGTATGCAAGGACCTGCCGGACCTGCTGGAGACTGTTCTAACTGCCCGCCTCCTGGCGCGTCTTTAGAACCTTATGCCAATGTGTTTGCTGGCGTAGCTCAACTCGTTCAGCCTTATAACGCTGCTGCTGTTGCTGACCAAGTGCTATTTAATAGCCAAAACTCAGTTTCAAGCGCGTTAGATTTTGACCTTTCACAAATGAATGTGAACGGGGATGTCAAATTTCTTAAACATGGCATCTACCATATTGCATGGCAGCTACAAGGTAGAATCTCGGTTCTAGCTCAGCCTGTACCATCATGGTCATTCGGCTTCTGGCTAAATGGGGTCTTGGTTCCAGGATCCATTTACTCAGGTTACACCTCTAGCCCCAATGACGACGCTGCCCATTCAACTGGAGACGTCATCATTGAAGTGAAAGCAGGTGACACTTTGAGATTGAGAAACACATCAGTAAATACGGTAAGTTTGAACCCAAACATTACTGGAAGCGTGTTCCCTATCACGATTGCATCTATCAATATTGAAGGCTTAAAATCCCTTCCATAGCCATAAAGGTCGGTTGATTACCAAAAACCCCTCAAAGGATTCTTTAGAATCTCCTTTGAGGGGTTTTTCATAAAAAATCTTTTAAAAGATTGACTTGTTAGATCGCTATCCTGTAAAAAAAAGTTAACAGGATGGGCGCGATGTATGATAAGTATCTCGAAAAGCTAGCCTCAAAGCTCCCGGAGCTATGCAGCACAAAAGACCTGATTAGCATTGGCTTTTACGCCAGCTCAGGGGCAGCGTCTAATGCTAGGCGCCTGGGCAAGTGCCCGCCATTCATACACCTCCCGCAACGGGGCATCGTGTATATGCGCGAGGCGGTCATTGACTTCATCGTAGAACTTCAAAAAAAAAAATCCTGCAAAGTCTCCAAAACGTCTGCGGAAAGCAAAGAATTAATCACTTTTCCAAAAGACGCATGCTTAACGACTTACTCAGATGTTTCCATTGCAGAAAAGTGCGTTTCTTATACCGGCAAAGCTTGAGAGGCTTATGAGTAAAGAGCACTTTCAAATCATCATCCCGGGTGTGCCTGTGCCTTTACAACGCCCCAGATTCTTCAACACGGGCCGCGTGACTAAGATGTACGACCCGCAGATGCATAAGAAAAGGGAGGCCGCTTATATCATTTCAAGTCAATCCCCGGCGCACTTATCTAAGAGCGATACCAGGGTAGTCTTCTCGGTGGACTTCACTTTTCTTATGCCTATCCCTAAGAGCATGAGTAAGGGCGGTCAGAATATACTTAAATGGCTTCCGTGCCACGACGACACGCCTGATGTGGATAATCTTATAAAGTTTTATCTTGATGCAGCAAATGGGACAATCTGGAAAGATGACAGTTCTGTCTATCAAGTTTCAGCAAGTAAATTTTATAGTGATAAGCCAAGGGTCATAATGAAAGTAATTTCAGAAACAAAAGAAGAGTTTGAAAGTGAATGCAGAGAAATTTTGTCCATGTTCTCCCCAGAGGACTTTGATCTAATGAAGGAGGACGTGAAGCGTCTTTACAAACAGATGTACAGCGAAGACCTGAAGAAAAACCCGCGCGAGGTTGCAATCTTGATAAGCCTGCTGGCCGATAGATACGGCGACAGGCTGAAGAGTATCAAGACAAAGCACCCGCAGGCGTGGAAGAAGATAAACGCGGTCAAGGATTGCGAGAAAGGAGGGGAAAAATGCCTTTAGTCAAAGGGAAAAGTAGGGCCGTGATCGGTGAGAATATTAAAGAAATGGAGGCAGCAGGCCATCCTAAGGCTCAATCGATTGCAGCGGCATTAAACAACGCGCGCAAAAGCGGCGCAAAGATACCAAAAAAAGGAAAGAAGTAAATGGACAAAAAAATTAAAAAGCTACAAAAAGAGACAAAAAAACTGGAAAAGGGAGAAAAGGACCTCCTCAAGGCCGACCACAAGCGCGATAAGGTTTGTGACTATGGTGAGAAGATGATGAAGAAGAAGAAATAAAGATGTGTTAGCGCGCAATCTAGATGCCCACGCACGTGGGCGTTTTTTTTAAACCACAGAGTGAGACTATGACCATACCGCTTTCATGGACGCTAAAGACCCTCGAGATCAAAAGCCTCAAAGAGAATCCGAAAAATCCCCGTGAGATCACTAAGGAGATGACCGAGCGCCTTAGCGGTCTTATTTCCAAGTTCGGCCTTATCGATAAGCCTATTGTGAACCAAGACCTTACGCTTATAGGCGGTCATCAGCGTATCAAAGCGCTTAAAAAGCAAAAGGTTAAAGTCGTCGAGTGCTGGATGCCCGATAGACTGCTGTCGCAAGAAGAGATCGACGAGCTTTCAATCGGCCTAAACCTTTATCAAGGCGCGTGGGATCTAAAAATCTTATCTGAAGAGTGGAACCCCGTGGATCTGCTTGAGTACGGTTTCACATCCGAGCAGCTTCTAGGGACAAACAAAGAACTCGATGGAGAGGCTTTGCTGGGTGAAGAGAAAGAGACTGTAAACAACTCATCTAAGAAAAAAGAGTCGACTTGTCCTGCTTGCGGTCATAAGTTTTAAGAGAGCTGTTATGGCACACGTCTACAAGATTTGCGAGGGCTGCGGTAGCGAGTTTAAGGCTAGAGAAACGGCTCGCTTTTGCTCCCCATCTTGTAAAAGGACGTTTAACATAAGGATGTCTAATGAAAAGTTTATCGCAAGAGTTCCCAAAAAGAAAAAGATGAGAATAGACCGCAAAAAGCTTGCTGAGAAATCCGCGGATATTAGAACAGGACCAAATAGGCCCTAACTACCGATTAGGTAGATTCTGGTAGCAAATTGGTAGATTCTTTTTTGCAGATTTCACAATTGCAGTTTCTACCCGGAAAGTGCCTATCGCAATACGCGTGAGCATTTACGTCATATCTATCTAGCCACTTGGCTTTTTGATCGCACATGGAGCACTTTTTACCTTCTAAGATCTGCATGAGTTGGGCGGTTGTTAAAAATACGCCATCTATCATAGTTAATCCATTTTTCTGCGTAGAATATGAGTGCTGTTGAATGTTGAGCCGCTGACCTGTATTCTAGATGCCGCTTCTTCGGCTTTTTGTAAGGTAGAATACACGCCGATTAGTTCTTGCCATGTTTTGGAAAGCCACATGACTACGTAGACGTAGCTTTCTTCATTCTCAAAACTTTTCGTTTCCACAGTCCTACCGCAGTCCTCCCAGATGGCCCTCATATTGCGGCAGCCTATTTCGGTGCATTTAGTCATCATCTATCTCCATCTGTAATGCCATTTTCAGAACACCTAGTTGTTCAAGACACTTCTTAGTATAAATGGAGGCTCTTTTCTTTCAAAATTCACGGTAAAACATGTTTCTAGGATATCAATAACAGCCTGAGCAAAGTCGTCAGGTTCAGAAGTTGAGTAAACCTCTCTGTTGAAAAAAACACCCTCTTTAGTCAGCTTCATCACCCAATCATTAGAATCCTTAGAAGATGGACAGAAAACAATTTCACATGGTTGTTTTTCAGGTAGTCGACCTTCAACGCTATATTTTGTAAAGAAAAATTCTTCATTCAATATTTTCAGTAAGGCTTGTTTTCCTTCTTCTGTCTGACTCCAGTGTGTAGGATCAATTTCTATCTCGTCACTCACGGCAGTCTCCCTGTTTCCACAAAATGCTCTAGCAAAGGGATAAGCTCTGCGACCATGCTTTGATCTAGATGCATTTTGTAGGCATATAATCCTAACCAAACACAAGGGGGCTCTTTGTTCGTCATATCCTTGCTTAATTCGAAATCATAACCCTGTCTATCTCGTGCACCATAAGTAATAAAATCATAGGGACCTCTTCGCGTTTCTGTTCTTTTGAAAAAAGTATCGATCTCAGCACTCATGACACTCTCCCTTTTTTGCATTTGTGAAGTAGTCCAAAGAAAACAAACCTTCCAACCCATCCAATAGCATCACCACATGTCTGACAGCAATAAGATGGAGGTTTCATTAAGGAAGTCTCCCTGTTTCCACAAAATGCTCTAGCAAAGGGATAAGCTCTGCGACCATGTCTTGCGTAAGCACAGCAGTTTCTCCGCCAGTACATAAACAAATACAGCACCCACGACTCAATGATGCTGTGAAAACACGAAATCGGTTTGTAAAATGATCATTACCAGAATAATCAAGAAAGTCTGCACCATCCTCTCGTCTTTCCAAAAAAGGCTCGCACTTGCACTTTAAGCAATGCTCGCCGCATTTTTGGCACTCACCGCTCATGGGAACCTTCTAAACCTAAGTCGTTTCTAATCAAATCAATGTTCATTTGCAAAGCATCTATAAAATGATGTTTGCAATATGCTGCACTGATTGTTTCTGAAGTACATAAAGAAAAAATCTCTATCATCACTTTTGAAAACTGGTTACCCTTTAAATGAGGGGGGATTTTTTGCATCGCAAACTGAACTATTTCTGAAGCTATCAATCCTACATCATACTCATCGCTCATTTCCATATCTCTTTAAAAATGATTTTTCTCTCTCTTTAAGAAACTCTTGGGCAAGTTTCACCACGTAATTGAAGGGGATTTTTTCTGATAAGTTTTCTTCTACAATGCCATCCTCTGAAAGCTTGTCGAGAAGGTCGCATGAAAAATCCACAAGAAGACCACTGGCCGTATTCCTACTACATAGATCGTCCCAATCATTCATCGTATTTCCTTTAAATCAGATGTGTAACGGTTGCACATCGTTCATTCTTCTGGTTGGTGTTCATCTTTTTCGTTCTCATAGCTGAACGTGCTATCACAC